TATATTGATGAATTGCTGGCCAAAATGCAGAGTGAGAGGATTGCTGATGCAGAGGAGGTGCTGCAATACCTCACAGATGTGATGAGAGGCAATGTGAAAGATCAATTTGATTTGGATCCAACCATCCAGGACAGAACAAGAGCAGCGGAGCTCCTGGGCAGGAGATACAAATTGTTTGTGGATAAGCAGGAGATATCAGGAAAGGTTGAGGCAGTGACAATCCTCAACGATATACCGAGATCAAATGGAGGTTAGGCTCACAGATCTGATTGCTCCGCAATTTTATGATATACACTGGGATATCATAGAGGGGAAACACACCCACTACAAACTGTATGGAGGCAGAGGATCCACAAAATCATCATTCATCAGTGTTGAGATCATCATGGGAATGATGCAGGATCCAAACGCAAATGCAGCATGTTTCAGAAGAGTTGGAAATACACTCCAGGAAAGTGTATTTGAGCAGCTCATGTGGGCAATAGAGGCCCTGGGAGTGAGCCATCTATGGAAACCAAACCTATCACCACTCAGAATCACCTATTTGCCAACCGGGCAGAGGATTGTATTCAGAGGGTGTGATGATCCAAACAAATCCAAATCCATCAAGTTGAGGCATGGATATTTCAAATATATTTGGTACGAGGAGAGAGCTGAGTTTGAGGGAGATGAGGATGAAAGAAAAATAAACCAATCCCTGATGCGTGGTGGAGATAAATATGTTGTATTTTACTCATGGAACCCTCCAAAGAGTTTGAATTCCTGGGTGAATCAGGATGTATTGCAAGTGAGAGATGATACACTGTGCAATCATTCCACATATCTCACTGTACCAAGGGAGTGGCTGGGTGAGCAGTTTTTCATTGAGGCAGAGGAGCTGAAAAAGAGGAAAAAGCTGGCATACCGGCATGAATACCTGGGTGAGGCCATTGGAACCGGTGGCAAGGTATTTGATAATGTGATTTTGAGAGAGATCACACCGGAAGAGATTGCAATATTCGACAGAATAAAGCAGGGCCTGGATTTTGGTTTTGCAGCAGATCCATTGGCATTCCTCCGGACACACTACAACAAAAAGCAGCATAGATTGTATATTTTCCGGGAGATCTACCAGGTGAACATGAAAACCAGGGTGGCAGTATCAGAGATCAAAAAGATAAATCCGGAGAATAAGATCATAACGGCAGATTCAGAAGAGCCAAGATCCATTGCATCCATGAATGAGATGGGCCTGAGGATCCTGCCTGCAAAGAAAGGGCCGGGATCAGTAGATTATGGAATGGATTTCCTGGCCAATGAAATAGATGAAATCATCATTGATCCGGTAACATGCCCAAATGCTGCCAGGGAATTCTCAACCTATGAATTGGAGAGAGATAAGAATGGCAACTTTAAAGGTGGTTATCCGGATAGAGATAATCACACCATTGATGCATGCAGATATGCATTAGAGGATGAGATGATCAGTAGAAAGGCAAGAGTAAAAAATAAAAGGGCAACTGGCCTGAGGTAAGGAGGAAAAGAGGCAGTGTATAGATTTTCGTATCCGGCAGAAAAGTTTGATGAGCTGAATTTGGATAAGAGCATCATCCTGAATCTGATCACAAAGCATTATGCAATAATGCAAAAGAAGTTTAAAAACAAACAGTATTATGATGGCCAGCATGCCATTCTGAGCAGAAAGAGAGAAAAGGATCTCCCGGATGTGAGGGTTGTGTGCAATCATGCAAAGGATATCACCGACACAGCAACCGGATATTTCATGGGGAATCCAATTACATACTCCAATACAGAGGATACAGATATTGAGGCACTCCTGGTGGCATTCGATAAAGCAAACACAGATGATGTGGATGCAGACAATGCCCAGGATATGAGCATTTTTGGCCTGGCATATGAATATGTGTATGCAAAGAAAGATAAGAGTGAACCGGCATGCAAGAACATTTCCCCACTCTCCACATTCATTGTGGTGGATGATACCATTGAGGAAAATGAGCTTTTTGGTGTGTACTACTATCCAAAAAAGAATGATGCAGAGGATATCATTCAGTGGGTGGCCACAATATCCACACAAAACTATAAATGGGTATTGAACATCCTGAATGATCCAAAGCTGGTGCAGGAGCTCACAGAGAAACCGGAACAGCATTTCTTTGGCGGCATTCAGATCATTGAGTATTTGAACAACAAAGAGGCCATTGGAGATTTTGAGCAGCAGATTCCTCTCATTGATGCATATAACACTCTGATGAGTGACCGAGTAACAGATAAAGAGCAATTCATTGATGCCATCCTGGTATTGTATGGAGCCATCCTGGGAGAGGATGAGGAAGAGGCAAAAGAGGCCCAGGATGCACTGCACAAAAAGAAACTCATTGAGCTCCCGGCAGATGCAAAGGCAGAATACCTCACAAGAGCACTGGATGAAAATGGGGTGGAAGTGTTAAGAAAGGCCCTGAAAGAGGATATCTACACATTTTCACACATTCCAAACCTCACAGATGAGAATTTTGCAGGCAATGCATCCGGAGTGGCTATGGAATATAAGCTCCTGGGATTGGAAATGGTGACAAAGACCAAAGAAAGGTATTACAAAAAGGGATTGCAGAGAAGAATTGAGATGTTTTGCAATTTCCTCAACATGAAAGCCTTGGCAATGGAGGCAGGCTCAGTGGTTCCATCATTCAGCAGATCACTGCCTAAGAATTTGCAGGAGCTTGCATCAACATTGTATAACCTGAAAGATCTTGTGAGCATGAAAACACTCCTGAAACAGATTCCATTTGTTGAGGATCCGGATGCAGAGATTGAGGAAGTGGAAAAGGCAGCAGAGGAGGCTGTGAAGAGGCAGCAGGCTATGTTTGCAGCAGGAGAAAACACTCCTCCGGAAGATTTAGAGGATGAAGAGCCGGAAAATGCTCAGGAGGAAGAAAAAGAGGAGGAATAATTGAGGCATGGGATACTGGGAAGATAGGCAGGCCCAGCAGATGTATCAGGCAATGAATGATGCAGAGCAGGCATCCCAGGAAATTGCTGATATTTATGCAAAAGCCTCCAGGGAAATCAATTATGAGATCCAAAAAATATATGAGAGATACCGGGATAAATTCAATCTGAGTGATGAGGAGGCAAAAAAGCTCCTCAACACCATGAGAGATCCCACAGATATTGATGAGCTGATCCAAAGGCTGAAAGAAACCAAAGGCCCGGCAGCTCAGGAGATTCTGAAAGAACTGGAGAGCCCGGCATACAGAGCCAGGATTGAAAGATTGCAGAATCTCCAGCAAGAGATTGATAGAGTAATGAGGGATGTGTATAACCAGGAGAAAAAGGTGAGCACAACCCACTACATCAATCAATACTGCAATGCTTATTATCAGGAAATCTATAATATCCAAAGGAGAGCAGGATTCCAATTCAGTTTTTCTGCGGTGGATCCAAAGGAGTTACACAGAATCCTCTCAATGAGTTGGGCCGGAGCCAATTATTCTCAGAGAATATGGAAAAACACAGAGGCACTGGCCAAAGATCTGAAAGAGCAGCTCATCCTGGGATACCTCACTGGTAAATCAGAGAGGGAGATGATTGCAGAGTTTGCCAATAAATACAGTACCGGTGCATATAATGCCCGGAGGCTGGTGAGAACTGAGGCAGCATTCATGGATAATCAGGGCCACATGGCAGCATATGATGAGTGTGGCATTGATAGATACCGGATTGTGGCAACACTGGATCTGAGAACATCAGAGTTGTGCAGGGGCATGGATGGAAAAGAATTTGCAACAAAGGATGCAGTGGTGGGCAAGAATTATCCTCCATTCCATCCATTTTGCAGAACTGTGACAATAGCAGTGCTGGATGATGAGAACCTGACTGATCTGCAAAGGAGGGCAAGAGATCCAATCACCGGCAAGAATGTGAAAGTGCCGGCAGATACCACATATCAGAAATGGTACAACATGAATGTGAAAGGGAAACCTGAGGCAGAATTTGCTGAAAAGGTGGAACAGAACCGAGGGGCAGACCTGAACAGATATGAGAAGTACAGAAAGATCCTGGGAAAGAAAACCCTGGGAGGAAACATTGATGAATTCCGGAAAATAAAGTATAATAAACCTGAGCTGTATAAGTACATCAAAAGAGATTACAGCAGACAACTCAGGCTGGCCAACAATCCGGAGCTGGCATTGCCGGATGTGGGAAAACTAAACACACCGGAGCCAAAATTCACACAGTATTTCTTTGGTGGAACCAATGCAGATGGATTGGCCAAAGGAAAGGCATTCACAAGCCGCCTGGGATACGATATTGAGAATTGGAAAGAGATGGAGAAAGCCATCCGGGCCAGATCCAAGAAATATCCTGCAAAACTGGTGAAAGAGAACCAAAATGGCCGATATTATGAGCAGAGGATGATTCTTTATGGCAAGAATGAAACTCCAATGAATACCCTGGTGGTATGGATGGAGGATGCGGCAGCAGGAGAGATGAGAATGATCACAGCATATCCGGAAGAGGTGTAGAAAATGAAATACAAAGAATTTGATAGAGTAAAACTGAAAACCGGCCAGGAGGGAACCATCATGGATGCCACTGGAGGCACCTATGCTGTGGATATAGGCACAGAGCCTGGCAAATTTAAAACAGAAATTGTTGATGAGGATGAGATTGAGGAATTGATCTCAGAATAATCAGCACATAAAGAAAGATCATTGAGAGCTATGCAGAAATGCATGGCTCTTTTTGTATGCAATTTTTCAAGAGAGGAGGAGAACAGCATGAAATTCTCAGAGGCATATGAGGCACTGAAACAAGGTGCAAAGATCAAGATGCCGGAATGGGCAGGATTTTGGGCAATGGAAGATGGAAACATCAAGATGCACTGCAAAGATGGCAGGGTGCTGGATATCCGGGAAACAGAGGATATTGATTACACCCTGGGATTCATTATGAGGGAGGATTGGATCCTTGCTGATGATGTAGCAGTGGAAAATCTCAATATCCGCACATTCACCTTTGGAGAGGCCATCAGAAAGCTCAAAGCAGGGCAGAGGGTGGCAAGAGCAGGATGGAATGGCAAAGGCCAGTACATTGAGCTTGCATCCAATATCAGCTACAAGAATACATCCGGAGAGATTGTGAATTGTGAACATGATGCCATTGGCAACAAAGCCATTGCATTTGTGGGCACATCCGGGGTGCAGATGGGATGGTTGGCATCTCAGGCTGATATGCTTGCAGAGGATTGGCTTGTTGTAGATTAGGAAGGCGGTGATCCTTTGATCTCCCTGGATGAGGGTGAGAAAGCCGGCCCGGAGCTGCCAA